GGGGGGAGGGAAACCTCCCCTCGCTTTTTTGTTCTCTTGAAACTTAAAACCCAAACACACATATGTCCTGCTCCTTAACAACTGGCTACGCCCTCGGCTGCCGTGATTCCGTAGGTGGAATCAAAACAATTTACGTCCAAGGCTGGAATGCTACGGGAACCGTTAACACCAATGGCTCCGGTACTGTTACAGGCTTCACGGGTTTCTCTTCGGGTTTCTACGAGTACGACTTGACCAAGGCTACGTCATCCTTGACCGAAACCTTAAACGCAAGCATCGAGAACGGCTCGATTTACTACACCCCTGAGGTTACCTTTACCATCAACAAACTGCAAGTCGCAGTACGCAACGAACTCCGCCTGCTTGCTCGCAACCGCTTGCTGGTCATCGTCCAAGACAACAACAATCGATACTGGGTGTTGGGTGCTGCGAACGGCCTTGAGGCAACTGCTGGAACTGCTGGCAGTGGTACTGCATTCGGAGATAGAAGTGGCTACGAAATGACGCTGACAGGGATGGAACCCGACCCAATGCTTTTGATTGTGTCAACAACTTTTACACCGTTGGCCACACAAATCACGGGTTCGTAGTATCTTCGCATCAGGTTTTCATCATCTGAGGTTTGAGAGGGGCAGTCAGCAATGGCTGCCCTTCTTATTTTTACCCCATGAAGATTTGCATTGTTTACAACGCCCATCCAACCGGGTGTAGTTATTACCGCCTCGAAATGCCGAACGCATACCTTGGCGACAACTACCCGGAGTTTGACTATGTGTGCGTCGAGAATATCACGACCATCAGCGACGAGGGGTTGAAGTCGATTGACCTGTTTCTGTTCAGCCGGCTTTGGTGTCAGGGGACAATGGAGCAAGTCGAAAATGTTTACAAAGCCCTGACCCAATACGGAGCGAAAGTCATCCTTGACTTGGATGATTACTGGGTCCTTGAGAGCGGACACATCATGTACCGCCACTATCACCAAACCAAACTTGCAGAGGTCATCCGTAAGCACATCAAATTGGCTGACTGGGTAACTTGTACCACCGAGCATCTTGCCTCTCGCATACGGCCTCTAAATGCGAATGTGAGCATCTTGCAGAATGAGCCTTACGAAGCCTATCAGCAGTTCATCTCCAACCCGGAGGAAGAACCCGACAAGCACCTCGTCAAGTTCGGTTGGTTCGGAGGTGCGCAGCATGGCGAGGACATGGAACTGCTCCGTGAGGGGATGCAGAAACTACGCTGGGACGCAAACCTTGACGGAAAGTACCGCCTCTATCTTGGAGGATGGAACGACAACAACCCCGTTTACGAGGGCTACGAAAAGATAATCAGCGACCAAGGAAACAACCCGAACTACGGACGCATTCAAGCAGCGGACATCTACTCGTATGTCGGAGGCTACAACTTCGTAAACGTTACCCTTGCACCTTTGAGGGACACCAAGTTCAACAAACTCAAGTCCGAGTTGAAGGTGGTTGAGGCAGGGTGGATGAATAAGGCGATCATCGCATCCGAAACCATCCCCTATACTGATGTCATCAGGCACGGGGAGAACGGGTTTCTCGTGCCTTACAACAAGCCGAAAGATTGGTACAAGTACATTAAGCAGTTGATCCTTGACCCCGACCTTCGTAAGGGCTTGGCTGACAACCTAACCCGTGATATAAAATCACGGTTTAACGTGGCCGAAACCGCCAAGAAGCGGGCCGAACTATACAGGCAGATTGGGCGCAAATTGTGAAATTCGGGGGCATCGCACATTTACAAGCAGATGCTTTACCTGAACCCTGACACGACCAACACCCTGACGGTTACTTGGACCGAGCGAGCCAGCACGGGGGACCGCTACATCTTGCGACTCACGAGCATTGCCAAGAACACCACGACCGATTTCACCCTGCTGAAATCTGCCAACCTTTCCAACTATACCAACCGCTATGACCAATTTTCGATTGCCGTGGGGTCGCTTGAAACAGGCTCGTATAAATATGAAGTTTACGATACCAATAGCACGGTTGCCGCTGCTTTGGCGGTCGTTGAAACGGGCTTGGCTTTTCTACAAACCGCAACGATAGGCTTCAACACCTACTCCAATTCCATCCAGTACACCGTCTTTGGGGCATCCGATGAGGGTGTCTTTGATTCCACTTTTGACTCAACTTTTGACTAATGAGCGTACAAACGAGAACGCAACTCCAAACGAGTGCTGCAACCATTGCTAACGAAACCGCTGCCGGGGCCAACACCGCATCCCGTGTAGGCGGTCTATTCGACGACCTTGCTGACACCGCAACGCTTGACCGGGAACGTGGCTTTGCAAACCTTTACCTTGACGAACCCAAAAACTTTACCCCGACGCAAGGGCAGGCCGTTAAGTTGACAACCCCACTCAAAAGCGGTTTACTGTCAACCTACAATTTCACAAGGACCACCACCGCCATCACCTACACAGGCACAACGGGTGCAGCCCTTCGCATCGCTACGTCTATGGTCTTTGCACAGGGCAACGGCAACCAAATCAAAGTCTACATTGCCAAGAACGGCACAACGATTGACCAGTCAATGACCGAGATTACAACGAGCCACAATAACGGCCATGCAGTTTTTACGGAAACCGTATTGCAAGGTGCGGTCAACGATGAGTTTACAATCTACATCAATGCCGTAAGCGATGGTGGGAGTATTGCAATTTCAGCCCTTTCATTCACAGTTCACACCCTATGAGCAAGTCAACGCAGCACTTCACCCAATGGCTTGGGATAGAACATAAGGTGCCAGTCATGCTGGAAAACAGGTCCGGCAAGTACATCACCTACGGCTTTGCCAACGAATACCCCTACTATCTTCTTGACAACTATCGCAGGAGCAGCAAGCACAACGCCATCGTGAATGGTAAGGTCAACTACATCATGGGCGGTGGATGGCAGGCAGGGGATGACTTGACCGTAGAACAACAAGCCCGCTTCATCAAGTTCTTCGACGGACTTTCCAGCACGGAGGACCTGAACGACATTACCGAGAAACTGGTCCTTGACTTGGAACTATTCAATGGATTCGCAGTTGCGGTTACTTGGTCCAAACTTGGGACCATCGCCAAGATGGAACACGTCCCGTTCGAAAAAATCAGGGTTGACAAAGAGGAAAAGATGTTTCAGGTCGCTGACTGGTACAACGACGACATGATGCAGTTGTTCCCGAAGGTGGGCGACATCGAGAAGATTCCTGCATTCGACCCGGAGAACCGCCTCGGAAAGCAGTTGTTTTATTACAGGGTCTATGCTGCTGGCGTGAAACACTACCCGCTTCCGGAATACATCGGGGGGAACGCTTGGATTGAGGCAGACGTACAGGTGGCGAACTTCCACAACAACAACCTCCGCAACAACTTTTGGGGGGGTTACTTGATTAATTTCAACAACGGCATCCCGACCCCCGAAGAGCAGGGCGACATCGAGAGGCAAATCAAACGCAAGTTTTCAGGAACCGACAACGCTGGTCGCTTCGTTGTAACCTTCAACGATGAAGCAGCGAATGCCCCAACACTTGAACCGCTCACTCCGTCCGATATGGATAAGCAGTTCGAGGTATTAAACAAATCAATCCAGCAAGAGATATTCATTGCCCATCGTGTAACCAACCCCATGCTTTTCGGGGTGAAGACCGAAGGCCAATTGGGTGGACGCAACGAATTGGTCGAGGCTTACGAACTATTCAAAGCCACCTACGTCAACGACCGGGTGCGCAAAGTGGAGCGGATGATTAACTACCTCGGCTCCTTTAATGGCGTTGAAGGGATGGAACTGATACCCGTGGAACCCATCACCGAGCGACTAAGCGAACAAGCCCTGTTGCAGATTATGACCCAAGACGAACTTCGGGAAAAGGCAGGCCTGCAACCGCTTGAGAAACCTGCCGACGTGGTTGGACCTAACCCCCAACCCGACGAGCAACCGCAAGCCGTGGAAGCATTGCAGAGCAACGACAACATCAAGAAACTATCGGGCCGTGAGTACCAAAACCTGATGCGAATCGTGCGTCAGTACATGCAGGACAAAATCACCTTGGAGATGGCTCGGACCATGCTTTCGGCTGGATTCGGTTTGTCTGCCCAAGAGATTGACACGATGCTCGGAGTGCAGGCCCAAGAGTTTAGCGAGCCTACGTGGGGCGAAGAAGACGACGAGGACTACGGATGGGGCGAAGAAGAATTTAAGGTCTTGGAAGTGGTTGCAAGCAAGTTCGGATGCCATGCAGACGACTACCACGTCATGCACTCCAAGCCGATGCGGTTCGACACCAACATCGACGAAAACATCCGCTTGGCCTTTGCCGAACTGGGCGAAGAAGAGAAAGAGTTGGACCTGAAGATTGAAGCCTACCGCAAGAAGAACCGGGACGCAAGCGTTGAAGAAATGGCAAAGGAGTTCGGGGTCAGCAAAGCCAAGGTCGCCAAGCGGGTCGCCTACCTAATCACAAAAGACCGCTACCCAATCAGCCGGGCGGTGGACAAGATTGCCGAGCAGAACCTGCCCAAGAATGTGAAGGAAGTAGCAGAGCCAGTCTTAGAGGTGCGTTACAAGTACGCATGGGCCACAGGGTTCAGCAACAAAGACAAAGGTTCAAGCCGTGAGTTCTGCAAAGTGATGCTTGACTTGGCCGGGCAGGGCAAGGTTTACACGAGGGAGGACATCGACGGAATTAGTGCGATAATGGGCTACTCCGTTTGGAACAGGAGGGGCGGTTGGTATCACACACCGAGCGGAGTGAACAGGCCACAATGTCGCCATGTATGGGAGCAGCAGTTGGTCATCCGCAAAGGCAATAAAATCAGCAAGGCATGAAGGCACTCTTTATAAGCGAAGAAACGCTACTGGACAACTCGATAATCAACGAGAACGTATCCTACACCCAAATCCGTCCTACGGTTGTCAAGGTGCAGGAGATGCGGATTCAGCCAATCGTTGGCTCTCCGTTGTATGGGGAATTGGTTACGCAGGTCGTCAGCGGTTCAACGTCTGCACTCAACCAAACGCTGCTGGAGGATTACATCCAGCCTGCTATGATTCAATGGCTCTACTACGAGTTGCCGATGGTCTTAGCGTTCAAG